GCCACCCAGACATACAAAATCTGAATTTGCATCTTTTCTTTTACCATCGTGGATGGTGGGCCGTAATCCAAAATTAAAAATAATTCAAACCACGCACAATGCAGAACTAGCAGTTAGATTTGGTCGTAAGGCAAAAAATTTAATTGACTCAGAAGACTATCAAAAAATTTTTTCTACAACTTTACAAGAGGACTCAAAAGCTGCAGGACGTTGGGAGACAGCACAGGGCGGTGAATACTTCGCAGCCGGTGTAGGCGGTGCTATTACAGGACGGGGCGCTGATCTATTGATCATTGACGATCCGCACTCGGAACAAGATGCAATGTCCAAGACTGCATTAGAGTCTGCTTATGAATGGTATACATCTGGTCCTCGTCAACGTTTACAACCAGGTGGTAAGATTGTCTTGGTTATGACACGTTGGTCAACAAAAGATTTAACAGGTTTGTTATTAGCTAATCAAAAAGAAGAGAAAGCTGATCAATGGCACGTGGTCGAATTTCCTGCACTCATGGACCACGGACCAGTGTGGCCTGAATACTGGAACAAGGAAGAACTTGAAAAAGTCAAAGCAACTCTACCCGTTGGTAAATGGAATGCACAGTGGATGCAGGCTCCTACATCAGAAGAAGGAGCTATTATTAAACGTGAATGGTGGAACGTGTACAAGAGAGAAACCATACCGCCTCTACAACACGTCATACAATCTTACGATACAGCGTTTCTTAAAAAAGAATCTGCTGACTATTCAGCTATTACAACATGGGGTATTTTCTATCCAAACGAAGACAGTCCAGCTAATCTTATATTATTAGATGCCATAAAAGGTAGATACGAGTTTCCAGAGCTTAGACGTTTGGCTTTACAGCAATACAAGTATTGGCAGCCAGAGTCTGTGATTATAGAAGCTAAAGCATCAGGATTGCCTCTAACTTATGAATTAAGACAAATGGATATACCTGTAATTAACTTTACGCCAAGCCGAGGACATGATAAGCATGCTAGAGTCAACGCGGTTGCACCTTTGTTCGAATCTGGTATTATATGGGCTCCCGAGCAGAAATTTGCAGATGAGGTCATCGAAGAGTGTGCAGCATTTCCAAACGGCGACCATGACGATTTAGTTGACTCTATGACACAAGCCGTCATGCGATTCAGACAAGGGGGTTTAATTAAACACCCTGAAGACTATGTTGATGAAAAGACAACTAAAAGTAAGCGAGTTTATTATTAATGGCAAGCAAGACACTATTACAATTATTACTAGAGGCAGGTATCAAAAGATCTGACGCCGAAGATTTAATTAAAAGATCCGGGGTCGAAGGTGAAGGGATCATGGCTACTAATGTTGGTAAACTAATTACTAGATCCGAACAAGGTAATTTAGTTTTATTTACTTCAAGATTAGATGACCCTACCATACACAAACCATACAACGCTTATGCAATAGGATCTGATCAAAGATACGTAAAACTTACGAGTGAATATAATTTAATAGACAAAGCAATTAGACAGCACCTTAAAGTATTAAACGATGATAAAAAATTATTAAGTCCTGAACAGATGAAGACTTTAAAATACAACATTGTAGTTAGAAACAGAACCAAAAACGAAATAGATAGATTAAACAAAGTATTAACTGACGAAGGTGTAAACACCGTAGATTTATTAAAGAGAGCTGGCATAGCTACAGAAGGTAGAGCAACTGGAGCTCGTGATCCATCAGTGACAGAATACATACAACAAAATGTAAAAAAACGTCCTAGAGATTTAGGAGACTTACCTCCAGAGACTTCTCTAACATTAGGTAAACAAACAGCTAAAAGACAGGTCGGAGAATCAGAGCAAGAGCTCCAAGGCATAATTGATCAAGCTATGGGAAAAGTTAAAACTAAAATTGATGATTTAGGAAAGGTATCAGAAAATGGTTTTGATGCTCGTAAAGCACAAAATGAAAAATATAAAATTAATATGGCTCATAAAAATGCAGGTAGATCTTATGACAAACAGTTTACTCCAGGTGGTAGAGAGGGAGAATTTAATGCTGTGACTAGAGAATTATTACCAGTGCTTCATGATAGAGGCATTATAAAATTAGACGATGAGGTTTTAAAAAGTTTAAAAGATGCAGAGTGGGTTCGTGGTCTTAAAGGCGAAGAGTTTGATCCTAAAAAAATATTTAGATACCACTTTGGTGACAGAGGTTTTAATGTTCTTAATGTGGCTATAGACGAAACTCCTAATGCACAGTCAGCTTCAGACATTGTTAAATTCATGTCAGATAGAAATTTGTTTGGTCAGTTTACTGTTAAAAAGGCAAACAGTCCTAAAAATAAATTTGACCACATGACTCTTACAGAACTTCAGGGCGTTGCAGACGAGGCTAGAGGTGTGGCTTTGTTAATTAAAGATGGCGAGAGTGCTTTTTATAAAACACCAGATGAGATTGCAAAAGCATCCGAAGAAAAATTTGGAATTATGAATCAGTATCTTGCTAAGATTAGAGAGAGAAAAACACGTGCTCGAAGAGATCAACTGGCAAAAATTAAAAAGTTTCCTGCACTAGATCCAAATGATGCTAACTTTGTTATTGATGGTTTAGATGAAGAAGGTTTAGCACCTTTGAGAAGAAGTAGATTTCAATATTCAGTTGAAAATGATCCAAGTGGTACAACACAGTTTAGAACTAAATATGATACTTGGGACGATGTTACAGGCTCATTAAGAGAAAAACCTAAACTTGTAGAGAAACAAAATATGACAACCGGTGAGATTGTAGTAAAAGATATTGATTATCAAACACCACCAGTTAAGGATGCTAGAATGAGTTTAGACATAGCCATACAAATGGGTGATGACGTATTTGATTTTTCTACCGAAGCTCTTGCTAAAAAAGGATATAACTTAGGTGAGATTGACACCATACAAAAAGGTAGAAAAGTTTTTAAAATGTTAGAAGAAAAGAAAAAAGTTAGACTTACTCAAGCAGAGGTAGACACACCGCATCCTGTTTTTGATATTAACACTGGTGAAGTTGATTATGTATCGGGTGGTAGTAGAGATAGTGTAGATCTATATTATACTGGTAGAAGTATTATAGAAAAATTAGAAGAGTTAAAAGATTTGGGCGTAGATGATATTGATAGAATATCTCTTGATGATTTTGACCCAGAGAGATATGGATTTAGTAAAGGAGGCATAGCGAACAAAGATATGGTTCGTTTCTTATTCGATGACAACGTACGTAATTAATCCCATAACCAACGAGCTAGAGAGCGCACAACCTAGACAAACGGTTGGTGATAAATTTAAATTACAAACTTTTGTAAGAGAAAAGTTTTCGTTAGGTAGTAAAGATCCATCACAAGAAATAAAGACAGTAGATGGAGAAACTGCTGGAGCTTTAATGGATGCTTTTCCAAACCAATCTTTTTTAGAATATCAAAATGCACTTGATCAAGGTTTTCAAGGAACGTTTGAAGAATATTTACAAATAAATTCACTTGATAAAAGTGAACTAGATATTGGCGAACAAAATATGAAAGCCATAGAAGGACAAACAGCTCTTGGAGTTTTAAGAAGATTAATAAAACCTTCTGACGAAGCTGCTGAGGCAGCAGCAAAGATAGAGGATATTAATCCAAGAGGCACTGAATTAAGTTTAATTAAGAAAAAAAAGCCTAAAAACCTTACAAAGGAAGAAAAAATTTTTTTAGATGACACAACGAAAAAATTTAAAGCTTTGGCGGCTAATCCTTTGTATAAAGACCTAATACCTAAAAAATTTAAAAACGTTAAATCTATTACAGAATTATCTCAATCTGATCTTAATAAAATTAATAAGAACTTCATAGATTTTCAATATAAATCTATTACAGACGAAAAAGGTTTAGGGCCATTTTCTACTTTAAATAAAAGATTTAAACAGCAAGTCAAATCTCTGTATTCTTTTAGAGAAAAAGCTAAAAAAAGACCTGACTTTTTTTCTTTAAAAATAGCAGGAGATACATTTAATCTTCCATATACGTCAGGGCTAACTCCAAAAGCTTTTAAAAAATTAAAAAAGATTTATCCTGTTTTTAAAAAAATAGAAGCTAACCCGACTGTAGAAAATTATCAAAAACAAATAGGTAAGCTAGACAGAGGAGAAAAAGTTACAATTAATGATATTCAAGCATATCTGACTGGTAATGATACTAGGGTTAGATCTGTTTTTGATTCTCCACAGCAAATACGATTTTTAAAATCTTTAGATTTAGAAAATAAATTATCAGAAGAAACAATAGAATTAATAAAAGCACAAAAAGGTCAAGCAGCTGCTAATGTACTTAAACAAGTTAAAGCCACAAAAGAATCTGCAAAAATTAATTTAGCAAAAGTAAACACTAAATCTATCAAAAGAATTAATGAAATATATTCTGCAGATCCTGATGCAACAGCAAAAGATGTTATTGATCAATACTATGGTGATGCCTTACAAAAAGCGTCTGCAAAAGAAAGAAAACAAATGTTAAAAGATTTAAGAAACGATGTAATTACTTATTACAGAGTTGCTACAAAAGCTAGAAAGCCTGTTAAAGGAGTTAGATTGCCTTCAAAACAAAAAGTTGATGATATTTTAACTAGTATTATGGATGCTAAAGGTAAAGATGGCTTTGATATTTATGGCGGATATCTAAGAAATATTTATTCTGACATAGCAGACAGTATTACAAAACCTGGTTTTAAATATATTAGTAAAACATCTTCTTTAAGTAAACAGTTTCCAGGACAACACGTAGATCACTCTGTGGGTCTTAGCGCTGTACATGAAGCAGCCCCAGGATATGTTGAGGCAATACAGATAATACCTAAATCTGTAAATCAAGATAAAGGACGATTGTTAGATAGAGTTGCTACAGGAATAATTAATGATTTTTTTACTGACTCTCCAAATAAACCAAGAAAAATAGGAGATGAAATTTATAATACTTTTGAAGAAAAAGTTAATGCATTTAATACTATATCAAAACAATTTGGAGATGTTAATAATATAGATACTCCATTATTAAGATTTGGAGAACCAGGTAAAGGACCATCACCAAAAGAAACAGTAGAGCATTTTACTGAGTTTTCTGAAGGCGCACAGAAAAACATGATGGAAGTTTGGAACAATCATGGGTTTGTTATTTATACAAAGTCCCATCCTATGGGATCTTCTTTCTGGACAAAAACAAAACCAATGAAAAACATGGGTGGTTTAATTAGTCGTGAGGGTTTTGCTAATGGAACACAAATAGATCAATTTTTAGAAGCTGCTGGTAAAATTCAATTAGGAGATAATTTACCAGTAATCCCAGGCAACGAACCTGATTACAGCGAACTACAAGTTATGTTAGACAATCCTAATGAGTACAACACATTTCCTAAAGGCACATTTACAGAGGAGCTAGACAAAGCAGTTTATGGAACGAATGAGGAAAGAAATCTTTTACAAAAATTCAATTCAATGTTTTTAGATCCAAGAGTCTATCCATACTACGCTCAAAAAATAGGATCAGGCGCAGCCAACATACCAGAACTTGCTTTTAGATTTCCAGCAGCTCTTGCCTATCTTTACGGACAAGGTAATCTTGCTTTAGCTTCAGGTGATTTAGATAGAATAAAAGGGAAAACTTTAATGGAGGCTTTAGAAATATTAGATCCAAAATATACTAGAGAAATAAAAAATACAAAATTTGGAGATGTAATAGGTATATCTGACAAGTCCATGGATGAACAAGATAAAACAGAGGGACAAAAATTTGTTGGAGATACATTTGAACTAGCTGCAGAAGCAGTAGGACCAGCAACACCATTATTCTTATTTAAAATGTTTCCTAAATTACCAAAACAAATTAAAGATTTAGTTGGCACAGCATCCGCTGCGGAAAAAGTAAATAAAGAAATAGAAAAAAACATGGCAGTAGATCAAACAAGAAGAGATTTAATTTTAACTATAGGTGCAGGTGGAGCTGCCGCTGCACTTAAATTTTTAGGATTAGATAAACTTATTAAAGCGCCAAAAGCTACAAAAGCTGTAACATCCGCTGTGAAGTCAGGTGGCACACCACAATACTTTTTTGATTTTGTAGATTTAATAAAAAGAAAAGGAAAAGATGTTTCTGATAGACAAGCGGTAGTTGAGAGACAAAAAGTAATTGAATATAAAGATTACACACTTACCGATACTGATGGATATATAACTGTTAGAAAAACAGATGAAGATATGGGCCGTGATGAAATGATGGAGTACAAACCACCAGAGGGTGTTGTTGATGAAACAACTGGTAGATCTACAGAAGTTCCAGCACAATATGAAGAAGTAACTGCTAAACCAGATGCAAATGATCCTGGTAATTTTGATGCTGATCAAGGCTTTGATTCTATTGATCAGGTTTTAGAAGAACTAGCTAAAGATGGTAAAAAATACACAGTAAAAGAGTTAGAGGAAATGGGTATTAATACTTTTGTAGGCGATGAAATATTTCCTAATAAAGTTGAAAAAGCAAAAGGCGGTATTATAGCAGGTGTTAAATCAGGACCAGCACCAAAATCAGGGCCTACACCTCATGGGTTGCCTTATCTAGTTAAAAATGTTACACCAATCAAGGAGCGTAAATAATGGCAGATATTGACAAAACTCTTTCAGAGTTAGGTACCTCTGTGAAAATTGAAGGACCTGACCAAGAAGTAGAAGTTCAAAAACAAGAAGAATTAACAAAACAACCTGTAGAAATAACACCTACCGAAGATGGTGGTGTTGAATTAGATTTTGATCCTAGCAAAGTAAATATTGAGGGTAATCCAAATCACTTTGATAATTTAGCTGCATTATTACCAGATGAAATTTTAGATCCTATTGGATCAGAAATGTTTCAAAATTATACAGACTATAAAATGTCTAGAAAAGATTGGGAGAAATCCTACACTGATGGGCTTGACTTACTCGGATTCAAATATGAAAACAGAACAGAACCTTTCCAAGGTGCATCGGGTGCCACGCATCCTGTTCTTGCAGAAGCTGTAACACAGTTCCAAGCAGGAGCTTACAAAGAATTATTACCAGCAGAGGGACCAATCAGAACTCAAATTATTGGTAATAGCGATCCACAAAAAGAATCTCAAGCACAAAGAGTAAAAGAATATATGAACTACGAGCTTATGGAAAAGATGGGTGAGTACGAACCTGAGTTTGATCAAATGTTATTTCACTTACCACTTGCAGGTTCTACATTTAAAAAAGTTTATTACGATGATTTATTAGGCAGAGCAGTTTCTAAATTTGTGCCAGCAGATGATTTAGTTGTGCCATACACAGCCACATCTCTTGATGATGCAGAATCAATTATCCACGTAATTAAAATGTCTGAAAATGATTTACGTAATCC